TTGCATCCCTGTTTTGACCTTCTCCTGGATGCTGTCCCAGGGAACGGCCGCCAAGGAACTGTTGAGCTTTTCGGCAATCAGACCGCCGACCTGCTCCCACTGTCCCGCCTTGATAGCCTCCATAATGGAGTCCAGGAACGGGCTTTTCCCTTGGAAATTGTAGTTAGGCTGCGTGTCCTCCGTACCAGAACTGTCCGATTCGTCGGAGCTATCAGCCTTTTCGATCTCATCAAAAGATGCCAGTGTCGCTTTGGCCTTCTTGGCTGCATTGCTGGCTGTCGCGTTCATCTTCTGTGCCGCACTGGACATGGAAGAAACGCTCTTCCCGGTGAAATAAGAGATCAGCCGGGACATATAGGAGAATACCGTTGCCGCCATATTGGCCAGCTTCGCCAGTGCCGGTGTCAATGCCTGAATAATGGGCGCCGCTGCCGTAGCTGCCGCGCCCTTCAGATTGGCCAGAGCCTGCTTCATCTGGTCTGTGGAGGAAACCGCATTGCCCAGATAGGAAGTCAGATTATGCAGCAGCCTGCTGATGCCGTTAAACAGCAGAGCACCGGTGGCGATCTCCCGCAGCCGGGAGCTAAACCGCCGGCCGGAATGGCTGGCCTTATTCAGACCTTTGTCAATACCAAGGATCTTGCCGGTGATTTTCTTGGCCGCGTCGCCTGCCTTGGCAAGCATATTTTTCCACATTTTTGCGTGTATTGCTTTGCGCCTGTTAGCGGCCTTCTCTGCAGCGGCAACAGTACGTTGGGCAGCTTTCTCGGCTTCAGCAGCTGCCTTCTGTTCCGCCTGTTTCCGCTTTTCTGCGGATTTCTGAATAGCTGCTTCCATCTTCTGAGCTGCAGCTTCTTCCTGGATTCGTAAGCGTTCCCAGGCGCCCTCGAGTTTCTGATATACGCGATCCAGCTGCTTATCCATTTTTGCAAACGACCCATCTTTGTCCATGGTTTTACCAAAATCCTGGAATTCAGAGTCATTTCGCAGCTTCTCTTCATACGCAGTGGCTAATGTTTCCATTTCTCTTAAAAGGTCATTGACTCTGGCCTGTGCCAGAGCAACCCCTTTGTCAAAAGGCTTGGAAATCGCATCCTCAATTTGTTCACCGCAGGACTCTACACTTGTATTCAGTGCATCGACCATTTCATCGGTCTTTTCCTGCACACCACCCAAAGCTCTTTCCACGGCCAGTGCAGGTCCATCGGCTATTGCTGCGCCAATTTTCGAAATCGAAGAAAATGCTTTTTCGAGTTTGTCTCCCAGTGACCCTGCCATTGCTTTTTCCATTGCTTTGGCGGGACCGTCGGCAATGGCTTCACCGACCCTGACAATGCCGTTCGTCAGCTTTGCCATTTTGGAGACGGTCCTATTTACGGACTGCTCCGCTTCCTTCTCCATTCCGGAAAAAGCCTTCTTCGTAGTGGCCTGGCTCTTGGCAGCCATGTCCTGCACCTGCTTTTCCACATTACCGCGAACAATCAGATCCAGAAAAATGTTGCCTACATTGGTTCCCTCGGCCATTTAACCACCTCCAAAAGCTTGTGCCAACATTCGCTCCAGACTGTTCATCTGCGCCATCAGCTGCTCCCTGGGCTTTTCCTTGGCCTTGGATGCCAGGAAGGACTGCCACTGGGAACGAACACTCCTCTGCCAGGAATTCATCTGGGCAATGATCTTGAAATCTTTCTCCCCCCGGATGGATACGATCCGTCCGAGAGGGGTATTGTCCATCAGGCCGCTGACCAGCTTTGACCATTCCTCATAGGGAAGCTCTGCCTGATCCTTAGGAAGGATGCCATACTGGGTAGCAATGCTCTGCTCGATCAGCACTGCATCAAACTCCACGTCGTACAGCATCTCTCCGGGTTCAGGATTCCTTCTTGTTCTGAAATCGTTCCGCCACAGTCTCAGGCTCTTCGCCGGTGACAGCTGCCATAACCAATTCGAACATCTGCTGATAAGCAGGGAAAGGCATATCCATTTCCTCGATCTCCTGAGCCGCCTTGGCGCCCATGGCCAGCTCCAGTACCTTATCCATACCGGAATAGGGATCCTCATTGCCGATCTCCTTTGCGGCAGCCTGGATCTTCTTAACAGTTTTGGTGCGGTTATCTACAGCGTAGACCTTCTCGCCAATGCGGATCTCGGGAGTGTCGGTCAACAGCTTGTGATCCAGAGTGTACAGTTTTGCCATATTCTTAATCTCCTTTCAGAAAAAGCCCCCGTCCGTTTCCGGACAGGGGCATCAGATCATGTTTCTCAGCCTGCAGCTGCTGCAGGAGTAAAGGCGGGCTTGCCGTCGGACATGACCTCAAATTCCAGAGGGGCCACGTTCCGGCTGTCGCCGCCGCCAGGATTGGTAACATTCAGCACACAGTCAAATTCCAGCTTTGCGCCACTGGGGAACTCCCATTCGAACTTGGTCTCGCAGCCGGTGCCGGTGTTCCAGGCGTTGTTGGCCACATAATCGTTGCCGGCATCGCCGATGTTGCGCTTGCCGGATAGAGAGATGGTCAGGGCCTTGCCGGTGACCATACGCCGCAGCCAGCCCTCAGCTTCCATAGGGCTCCATTCCTCCACGTTGCCATCGATGGCCACGGAGAAGGTCTCCAGGTCTGCGATGGTAGCCATGGTTTCACCGGATCTGCCGCCGGTGCTGATCTTAAACTTGTTTTCCCATACGGGATAAACGCCGGTTTTTGCCATAGTTTACTTCACTCCTTCTTGTGAATGATATTCAGATTGATAACGTACTCAAAGACCCCATCAGCGCCCTTTCCCAAAGGAACAGGACCTGCACCGGGGTCCGTGTAGGAAACGGCAGTGCCGTCCATATCGAAGCCTGTGCGGCCGTAGAACAGGCCCCAGAGGCTTTTTGCCTTCCGTTCTGCCTCAGGCTGGCTCCTGCCCCACCGGAGCAGAAGCCGGGCGGAAAAGGTGTCATAGGTAGTGCAGGCAGGGCCGCCGATGGCGATATGCTGCCTTCCGGTGACAGTTCCGGGATACACGCCCAGGAACCGCTGGGCATTGGCGTTGACGCCGCCCAGCTGGATGCAGCCGTTTAATTCAGAGTCCTGGGTCTTGATCCAGTTTTTCAGCTGTTCGGTTGTCATTTCAAGCGTTCCTCCATTCGCTGCCGGAAGGTATCGGGAGCAAAGTCCTCCTTGTCCCCGCCCGGCAGCCAGTGTTCTGCCCACAGGCCCTGGGCGTTGGGATTGTTGACCTGCTGGAAGTTGTATTCCGGATGGAAATACATCCGCCGTGCATAGGGGGTGTCGCCGATGCATAAGGATGTGTGCAGTTCTTCTCCCTCCCGGAACTGATCAATTCCACCCATAGATTCCTGAAGCTTGCCGGTGTCGAAGGGGACCACCTGCGCTGTGATAATCTCACCACGAAGTGCGCCCACCGTTTCCAGTGCCGCATCCATAGCAGCCCGGTCGATATGCTCCAGCCCAGACAAGTCAACACGGATTTCCACATTGGGCATCTCACATCAGCTCCAGTCTGGTGTAGTTCACACTGCCATCAGGGTTGCGGCACTTACTGCCCTGGTGGATGGTCCACAGCTTGCCGTAGATCTCCACCTCACCGGCAAGGATCTCCAGCTCCGGTGCGATATCCCCATCGAACAGGGCCAAGCCTGCCAGCTGGATCAGCTGCTGTTCCGCATTGAGAATCTGCTTCGGCTTATCCTGCCAGTTGCATTTCAGTTCCAGATCCGCTTTGATCAGCGGTGCACCATCCTCCCCGATGCCGTCTGTCAGCATCACCCGGCAGGGCGTTTTGCACACTCTGCCGGGTACCAGCCGGGGCCACATCAGAGAATCAGCCGGGACGCAAGTCCCGACTGCCTCAGCTGGGTCATGACCACATTGGAGGTGGTAACACCGCCCTGGATCACGGTCCGCTCACTGGAAAAGCTCATACTGACGCCGTTGATGCCGTAGCTGGCAAGGGGGCTTTGCAGCTCCTCGCCGTAGTCATGCAGAAAGGCAGCATGGAAGCACACTGCCTTTCTTACCT